CAAGCAGGTCCCCCACAAGCAGGCTCCCCACAAGCAGGTCCACCACAAGCAGGTCCACCACAAGCAGGTCCACCACAAGCCGACGCCCCACAAGCGGCCGCCGGGATCGGCGCCATGCCGGCGGGTGCCGGTGCAGGCCAGGAAGGCACCATGGACCACCACCGGGACAAGGCCCTTGCCCATTTGCAGGCGGCGCAAGCCCATGCCTCGGCGGCTCACAGCGCGAAAAAAGTCGGGGAGGCCCGCGAACACGGTCAAAAGATTCAAGACGCGCAGGCGGCAAGCCAAGCGGCCGTGGCAGGCACCAGCGCGCCAGGGATGGCCGGCCAAGCTCCCGGCCAAGCTCCCGGCCAAGCTCCCGGCCAAGCTCCCGGCCAAAAAGGCCCCATGCCCCAAGGCGGCCCAGGCAAACCGCCACAAATTGCAGGCGGAAACAAAAACGGTGCGCCTTCCGCGAGCGGCGATGGTGTTCCCGGAAACAGTGACAGTTCGGATGACGACGACAAGAAAAAGGGCAAGCCCTTTGGCAAGTCTGAATGGCTCGCGCGCTATCCCGAAAATCTGCGCAAGGGCGTGGACGATTTGCACAAGTCTTTGAACACCTATTACAACCGCGACGTGGCTGGTTGGGCGAGCCAATTCATGGGCACGCCGCTGTACGAGGACGCTCTAAAGCTGTTGCGATCGCAGATGGCCACCGCGCGAGATCATGATCTCGAACGCAAGGAAATGCCGACGTGGAGCGAGCTGGACAACATGAGCAAAGACAAGCGTGAAAAGACGCGCGCCTTGCAAAACAAGGTTCTCGACAGGCATCGCAAGACCATGGCTCAATTGGACATTGATCGCGATGCTTTGGAGATGCGCTTGATTGATCACAAGATCACGCGGTCGGCCCGTGAACGCCAAGCGTTGGACAAGTCACGCCGCGAACAGGACAGCTTGCGGAAGTCTGGCCATGCGCCAGCGCAGCGCCGAGAGAAGGCGACTGTGCTTGCCAAGGGCAACATGGAGATCCGCATTGACGGTGGTGACGAGGACGAAATGCTGAAGGCATTGGAAGAAGGCCGCACGGTGATCGGTGCTGGTGCGGATTCGATTCGCCAAGATGGCCGGCACTTGTTGCTCGGCAAACGCGGAACGCGCTTGTCAAAATCGGGTGCCGGCGGAACCATTTTCCAAGGCGAGCACGATGCCCAGGGCAGCCGGGGCGGTGATTTGCGCGAGCAGGTTGCCCGTGCTGAGGAGTTCGTCAACATGCGCGAGGACGATCCCGCGGGGACCGCCGGCAACGGTGGCCTGGAGTCTTGGTTCCGCGATGCCTGGTCACCACTGGACCCAACACAGCGCGTGCCGGCGAACATGGGCGGACCAAAAACGAACGGGTGGCAAAAGTCGGATCCTGAGTCCGTCCGCATTCTCGATGACAGCACGCCTTACGGCCGCGCTTCGGTGCAGCGTCCACAAGAGCACGCCAGCGCGGTTCGGCAACTGGCCCAGGGCGGAAACCGTCACCTTGTGACAGGACGGCGGTAAACCCCGATGGCTCAAGATCCGCAGGTATCGGAAGCGTGGCGGCACCTATTCGCTGCGGGCAATGCCTTGATGAAGGCCGAGTCTGGCGATCCTGAGTCTGAAACGGACGGTACAGATCAAGCCATTGGCTCCGGTTCGGGAAGTCCGGCCGGTTCGCCAATGGCGTTGACGAACAACCAAACGCAAAACGAGATCCCGCCGACGCCTTCGTCGGAAGATCCACGCGGTTTGTTGTTTGATCCGTTTGCGCTGATCGACCAACTTGGTTACAGGGATCGGCCTTCCGGGATCACGTATGGAACGCTTCGCGAGATGTCAAAGCGGGTTCCCACGGTGACAGGTATTATCCAAACGCGCCTCACGCAGATTGCCTATTTTGCGCAACGTCAAGAGGATCTGCGCGAGCCTGGATTCTCGGTGGTGTTGCGTGACCACAAGGCGCATCCAACCCGGCAAGACAAGATCCGCATGCGCCAGCTTGAGGATTGGTTGCTTGGTACGGGTTCGCGTTGGTCCCCAGGCCGTGATGATTTTAAAACGTTCTTGCGCAAGATCGTGCGTGATTCGCTCGACCTTGATCAAGCGTGCTTTGAGGTGGTTCACAATCGCAAGGGTATTCCCGCAGAGTTTTACGCGGTTGACGGCGCCACAATTCGCCTTGCTGACGTGCCCCCAAACGCGCAGGCATACAACGATCCGTCTCAAGTAAAATACGTTCAGGTTTACGACGAGATCATTGTCACGGAATACAGCGCCGAGGAGTTGTGTTTCGGGGTGCGCAATCCGCGATCGGACATTCGCACAAACGGTTACGGATTTTCGGAAATGGAGATGCTGATAAACACGGTGACTGCGACGCTCTGGGCGTTTGAATACAACAAGCGCGCTTTCTCGCAAGGCTCTATGGTCAACGGCGTTATGAATTTCAAGGGCGCCGTGGCCGACAAAAAGGTCGATGCCTTTCGTCGTCAATGGAAAATGATGATCGCTGGCGTTTCCAATGCGCACCGCGTCCCAATGACCAACGTAGAGGAGCTACAGTGGATAGACTTCCAAAAGAACAACCGCGATATGGAGTATTCGGCCTGGTTCGATTTTCTCATAAAGATAACTTGTGCGGTGCATCAATTTGACCCGGCTGAGATCAATTTCTCCTATGGCAACAGCGGTCAAACGTCGTCGATGTTCCAAGCCCCGGTTGAGCAAAAACTAAACAGCTCGAAGGACCGCGGTTTGCGTCCGTTGCTGAAAGACATTCAGCGGTGGATCAACATCCACTTGATTTGGCCGATTGACCCGTACCTTGAGTTTCGATTCCAGGGCATGGACACCAAGTCCAGCTCGGAAGCCTTGGACCAACAGAAAAAAGAGTCCGAGTTTATGAAGACCGTGGATGAGGTTCGCGCCGAGGTGGATCTTGATCCTTTGCCCGAAGGTAAGGGCGCGATCATCCTGAACACCGTGTGGCTGCAAAATGCACAAGCCATGGCCCAGCCCGGTGCGGAAGGTGGCGATGCTGGCCAAGCCCCGACTGACGGCACGTCGATGATGCCGCAAGGTGGGGGGCTCACGGATCTAGCCGCTCAAGGTGGCGGTGATGATGATGATGAGCCTGACGGCCCCGATCTTTCACCCGATGACTTCGCGGCGTTGTTCCCGGAGAAGTCCGATCGTCGTCCCGATGATTTACGCAAGAGCGATCGAAAAGCGCGCGTTCGAGTGTACGAAATAGATCTGTGATAGGAGATCCACAATGTCCGTTTACGTTCGCCAACAAATAATCCTGGTTGCGTCCAATGACAAGAACGAAGCAAATTGCTCGTTCAAGCGTGAGGACAAAGCCTTGTCGTCACAAACGGAAACGTTTGAGGTCGAGTCTTCCGGTGAGGCCGTTCTTTCCGCCGCGGAAGCGGACTATGTTTTGCCAATGGGCAAGGTGGTTACAGGCAAAGTGTTGTTTGTTGAAGCTGACAAACAGGTCACCCTTAAGCTCAATGGCGGCGCGGAAGTTTTGACGGTTGGGCCTCCCGGAACAGGCACGAAGGGCAAGTTCTTTTTGCGTGGTGACTTCACAGCGGTTTCTGTGACAAACGCTGACGCTTCCGCCGAAGCGGCCGTTTCATACCTGATTGCTGGCCAAAAAGCCTAAGCCCATGAAGGTCCGAATCGTCGAAGAACGTCCCGGCGAAGTGAAGGACCGCGCCGAAGACGTTGTGCGCGTCTTGGAAAAGCTGACAGGGCGCAGCTTGTTGAAAGCCGCGCCAGCGCACGACGACCAGATCAAACAAACGGCGGCCCGGTTTGAATACTTGGCCATTGAACAGGTTGTTAAGCGCGCGCGGAAGGAACACGTTGATCCCGTCCGCAAATTGATGGACGAGAAGATCGCAAAAGTGCTGAGGTGATCTATGGCGCTGACTCCAAAACAAATTTCAGAGCTGATGCAGATCTTGCACGACGGCTCTACAGCCATCGCGATCCGCACGGCGGGCCATGTGGTTCCACGCGAGGAGTTCGACAGGTTGCAGGCCCAAGGTTATCTGCCGGCCACGCTGGTGTTCAGCGACATGATCGCGGACAGCTACAAGCTGGGCATGCTGATGCAGCAGCAAGAGCCCGCGAAGGCGTGGAATTATGCGCAATTGTCCGATCACTTGCGTGCCAACCCTGTGCCCCTGGGCCCCGCCGAAAAGCGCGCCGTTGACATTGCCCAGCGCCGAGCGGGCATTTTTTGCGTAGGGCTGGGCAACCGTTTTAGTGCCGAGCTGGGCGCGGTGATCGTCGATGCTGATCAAGAGCTTGCCCAGCGCACACGCGAGGGCATCCAGCGCGAGACAAGCACGGCCATTGCCAAGCGGGAAACCGTCAAACAGCTTAAATCTCGTTTGGGCAACCTGACAGGTGATTGGGCACGGGATTGGGATCGTATCGCGGCCACGGAAACTCATATGGCCCACCAAGAGGGTGTGGCCGATGAGATCGCTTCGCGCGATGGCGACGAGCAGATGGCCAAAGTGCCTGAGCCTGATGCGTGTTCCGCGTGCCGCGAGCATTACCTGGAAAACGGCAAGCCTCGCGTGATGCCGGTTTCGTGGTGGCATGGCAACGGCACCACCAATGCGGGCCGCAAGCGCCCTGATTGGAAACCCGTGCTGGGGGCAATGCACCCGTGGTGCAAATGCCAAAACGTCCGTGTGCCTTTCGGCTGGGGCTTCAACGATGCCTGGGATCTGGTTCCGCTCGATGAGGACGAAGACACCGAAAAGAGTCTGGGTAGAGTTGCGAGTGTCGCAACTTTACAAAAAGCTGGCGGCCCTTTTGTTGGTCCGCGTGGTGGTAAGTGGGCCGATCCCCAGCACACGATCCCGTGGAAGGATGAGCACAAAGCGGGCGACGTTCACAGAATCACAATGCACGGTGGGATCTTTGGATCGGAACGCAAGGTCAAGATCGTCACACAGCATGTGAAGGACGGCATGGTTACGATGACCCAACAGTACAAAGGTGCTGATGGTACAGAAAGATCGGGCTCTTCGTTTACGATGCCTGGCGAGTCTGTGAAGCACTTCAAGAACGATCTGGCCGGCAAGGTCGATTTACCGTTGTCCGGTCGAAAAGAGATCGACGCTGTAATCAGCGGCAAGGCTAAGTTGCTGGGCAAAGGTGACGACGGTGTTGCTTTCCAGGTGGGTGACAAGGTTGTGAAGGTGTCCACCACCGTTCCGTTTCAGCCCGAAAACCCTGGGCATCTTACCCCGGAGGATGCGGCCAACAGGACCAAGAGCCAGGTCGAGATCGGCAACAAGTTGATCGCGATGGGCGTGCCTGGCTTGCAAGAATCCGAGTTCGTGCGGCACGGGGATAAAGGGTTTCAGATCAAAGACTGGGTGGAGATCCCGGAAAAGCTGACGCTTGATCAATTGGACACCGTTCAGCGGTCTGTAATTGAGATGCACAAGCGTGGTTATGCCGTGCGAGATGCGATCCAAGTTGGTCTGGACAAGGCAGGCAACCCGGTGATGTTCGATATAGGCAAGGCTGGGCCCTTGGGCACCGATATGTGGCAGGGTGAAAACGGGTCGATTTTGAGCGACATGGATTCGCTAAAAGTCCTGTACGCGGATCATGGATCACCTTTTGCCAGGTTGGACGGCCTCCCAGGGCAGCAAGACTTTCTGACGCTAAAAGAAGGTTGGGACAAGCTCATGAGCACGGGCCTTGCTTTTGCTCTTGCGCCGCTGCGCTTGTCACGGGTGATTCAGAAAATGCAGTCTGAGGCCAAAGCCACACTGACGGGCGACAAGCTCAAAGAGCGCCTTGAACAGATCGAGGAGCAAACGTGGGCGATGCAAATGGACGTGGAAGATCTGAAAGAGAAGCACGCTTATTGGACATCCCCCAAAGGAAAAGAAGAAGCGGCCCGTCTCAAGGCCGAGAAGAAAGCCGCGGCGGAAGATGCCGGATCCGCAACACTTCAAAAGTCGCGCAAGTTGCACGCTCGCATGAAGTTTCAAGGCTTCGAGATCTCGATCGAGAACCGCAAGGGCAGTTTTCGCCATTGGTACGATCGCGCCACCAAGACCGAGGGCAAGACCGAGATGCTTTTCCCCTACGGATACATTCGCAAGACCGAAGGTGCGGACGGTGAACACGTTGACGTGTTTGTGGGCCCTGACGCCAGCGCCGAGAAGGTGTTTGTGATTCACCAGCGCAAGGCCCCTGACTTCACAGCGTTTGACGAGGATAAGATCATGCTGGGTTTTGCTTCGCGTGCCCATGCGAAATCCGCATACCTGAAGCACTACAACGACAAGCGTTTTTTCGGCACAATGGATGTGCTGGGTGTCGAAGACTTTCGCCGCAAGGTTTACGGGGCCAAGGGCGAGATGATCAAAGGCGGACAACTTTCGTTGTTCAAGCGTGAGCCTTTGATGGTCGAGTGGTTGTGGGCTTTGCAAAAATCCGGCGTTCCGTTTATGGAATTTGCCGACGTTGTGAAGGCCGCGCAACACGGTGATCGTTCCAAGCTCGATGAGGTTTACGAGCACTTGGAAAAGGCCGGGGCCACCGAATCGCTTTACGTGGACCTTGGTTTGGATCTTTCGATCGTGGGCCATATGGGGATCCAGTCCTACCCAAAGGAAAAGAAGAACGCGCCAAGGCGGACACCGTTGCGTGGACAAGCGCACCTTGATTGGCCGATTGGTCGCGAGGACGTGAAGATCCCAAACCGTCGTCCAAAGAATCCAAAGCTCATGCTGGCGCGCGATCGTTTCGATGTGCGTGGCGTGCGGAGCGGCGACAAGGCCCTGTTTTCCCCGGTGTCGGGTTATGATCAAGTGGTCCAGCTCAAGCCCGATCGCAAAGCGATCAACGAGGGCGAGCCGCAGGAGAGTCTGAAGGTTCAGCAGGAAAGTCGCATGAAGCTGCGCCAAGGAATGAAGTTGCACGGAATGGAGATCAAACGATGACCCGCCTATACCTAGACCTTCGCAAAGCCGAACAGATCGGTTTTGACTTTTCGCCCAAACCAGCCGCCAAGCCTGAGTCAAAACCGGCCGCTGATAAAAAGCCTTCGATGGACGCGGCGATCTCTATTGCAAAACGCATGGGGACTGAGGCCGGTTCTTCGGGTGTTCCTGTGATCCCGGCACACCACAAGGGCTTGAATGCTTTGCTTGAACATTTCCGCGGGCCGATTGGATCGTCACTGCCGATCTTGACCGCGTTTACAGATTCGCTGGCCGTTGCCCAGCGTGCGCACGCCGATACCGCTGTTGCCGCGATGGAGGCCGGATGGGCAGCCGAGGAGAAAGCGGCAGCCGAGGCCAAGGCGAAGGCTGACAAAGCCAAGGCATCAGCGCCCAAAGCGGCTGGTGCGTGGCAATCCGTGCCCAACAGTAGCGTGCCCGGTGCCCAGCGTCGCCGCAAAGGTGCGCACTACGAATACCGCTACCCTGATGGCAAGGGCGGTTTTCACAGATCGTCGGCTGCTCCCGAGCCCAAGGCGCTTGTCGTGGCTCCTACGCCCCCAAAAGCCTCGGCAGCGCCTCCCGCAGCAACAGCCGGTGGCGTGAGCACAGCGGACAGGGGTAAGGCCGAGGGTGTGTTGGGTCGGGATCTGGCGAATATGGAGCGTGCCGGGTGGCAACTGGTTCCGCGCCAGCCCGGCACCACCGAGGCCAATGCCCAGATGGGGCAGCGGGTCGCCCGCGCTTCGCAGGTCAAGCGGTTGTTGGCCGCCGGCCTGGAGCTGGTCCATCCCAAGGCCCCAGGGTACACGACACCAGCCGTCGCGGCGCCCGTGTCCGAGCCCGTGGCTGTGTCCGAGCCCAAGCCCGCGCCCAAGCCCGCGCCGGCGCCCAAGCCCGCGCCGGCACCCGAGCCTACCCCAGCGCCCGAGGAGCCCGTGGTGGTCAAGGTGGGCACGCCTGACAAGGGTTTCAAGATCCCCGATCCGCCCAAGGACGAAACCCCGAAACAGCCTGGTGCGAAGATCAATCTGCCCGCCAAATTGCCCAAAGAGGACAAGCCTTTGACTTTGGTGGGGACCGACGAGGGCAAGGCGAACAAGCCCGGTGCCCCGGTTGTCACGCAAGAGGAGGCCGACAAATACCAAACGACGGGCTACGTTTTCGGATCGCGCAAAGAGTTGTGGCAATTGCTTAACGGCGGTGAGCTTGAGCTGGACAAAGGCGTCGCCTACAGCCTGGTGACTCGCGACAAGGTGATGGGTGGTCCCGTGGTGGCTGAGGCTTTTCAGGCCGATCGCAAAGCGGGCGTGTCGGCCGCCGCGTCTTTCGCGAAATACACGATTTTGAAATCGATCCAAAAGCAACCACCAGATTCACCCGAGATGCGGGAAGTGTTCGTGGACACGATCGGCTTGCTGCAAACGTCATTGTCTAGGTGCCACACCACCACCGACATTAAAGAGCTTTTGCAAGAGTGGATCTTAGGCGCCGCTGGTACGAGCGTCGGCCGCGAGATCCCGCTTGCTGAGATCAAACAACGTGGATGGGACGTTGTGATCGGCGAAGAAGACGGCAAGCCTGTGATCAAAGAACCACCAAAGGCTCATGTTTCTTTCAACCCGCCACAAAATCCAAAAACAGGCACTTATTACGGCACGACAACGAAGCAGTACAGAGATTCTGTGCGCGAGTTTCAAGCGGCTTTAGCAGCGGAGCGCACGCGTGTTCGCGAGGAATACAACCGCGTGCTGGAAGACATGGAAGAAACGCTGGGCCTCCCGGAAGGGCGCCTTTACAACGCCAAGTTTGGTGCTGCGTTTGCAACAAGGGAAATGTCCGTTGTTGACGGTAAGGTGCGTTTGTTGGAGCGCCGACAGCCAGACCTTGAGAAGCAGTGGGGCAAGCGTTTCGCGGCTATGGGTTCCAAGTTTGCAAACTTGATGGGGCTTGATCTTTCAAGCACCTATGATTCTGACGCCGCCGATGTTTTGCATGAGTCTGGTGTTTCATATCGAGATGCCCGTGAGCAAACCGCTTACCCAACAATCAAGCGCCGCCGCAACAACACGACAACCTACAGCGCCACTTGGTCGAAGGTTGGGGCTTTGGACAAGATGGCTCGCGACAGTGACGAAGCCTGGGATTGGACCGGGGCCGAGAAGAAAACGGTGGACAAAGAAGGTTCCAAGGTCACCCGCACGGTGAAAGAAAACTACCACCAAGTTCTGGCCCAGAAGCGTTTAGGTGCAGTTACGCGGAAGGGCCCGCCTATCGTGAACAACGACGGTATCAGTGCGGAAGGTGTGAAAGCCGATCTGGGAATGAACGAAGTGGAATATGGCGATTGGGGCACGCACGAAGAACGCAAGTGGCATACCGAAGGGCTTCACGCTGCGTTTGTGGATCTGGCTGACGTGCTTGGGATCGACCGCAAGCAAGTGGGCCTCGGTAAGCGTCTTGCTGTTTCGGTCGCTGGCCGTGGGCAAGGGCATGCTGCGGCTCATTACGAGCCCACGAACAAAACGATCAACATGACGAAGCTGCGCGGAAAAGGCACGCTTGCGCATGAGTGGGGGCATTACCTGGATCACATGATCCACCACACGCACAACCCCGACGTTGGCGAGGCTGTGCATCCTTCCGATTGCGTGTCGGGTGGCAACGAAAAGAAACTAGGCGCCGTGCCGGCTCGGCTCAAGCAAGCCATGCAGGACGTGATGGACGAGATCCGGTACGACAACAATTCGACACCCGAGTCTTTGTTGGCGGAGTACGATGCGGACACGAAGCGTTTGCTTGAAGCGTATCGCGCGGTTCCCAACAGTGAGCGTGAGAAAAGCCGGGAAGCGTACAAGGCTTATTCAAAAGCCTTCAACATCGCCAAGAAGCAGCGGAAGGCGATTGCTTCGGAAAAATACGCGTACTTTGGCCGTTCCAAGCACAAGCCCCAAAAGGCTCTGTCTGCTTTTCACAAAGAGGCCGCGGCGATGGGCGATTACTGGCAGCGGCCGCATGAGTTGTTTGCCCGTTGCTTCGAGGCTTTTATCAGCGATTCTTTGGAGGCCAAAGGTCGAAAAAACACGTATCTGGTCAACGGTACGGAGCATTCAACCGATCACCCCGGCTTTATGCCTGGCGGTGAGCATCGCAAGCGAATCGCGGTCAAGATGGAGGCTTTGATCAAAGCGTTGCACGCCGAGAATCAGTTTGAAAAAGCCGCTTGGGGTGAATGGCTTGACGACCTGCAAAAGTCGCGGAACCCGCGTTTGTGGGTGACCCTTTGACGGTGAAGTGTCCGCAGTGCCGCGCACGCGTCGTCCAAAAGTCGCTGGACGGTTTGGTGCGTGTGCGGACACAAGGGGTGCTTGTGTTTGGGCCCGAGGGGGCCGTGGCCATTTGCAAACAGTGCAAAGCGGAGGTTCCGCTTGATTTAGAGCTTGGTGCTGGTTTGCGGAAAAGCCTGGACGCGCCCCGCGCGGTTCCGCGCCTGGTGGTGCGGAATGTTGACACGTCTGATCGGTAACTCTACATTGGGTTCTCAACCCGATCGGCCTTGCGGTTTTCCGCGTGGGGGCATGGGACGTGAATTTTTCCGTTTCCCCCCATGCAAACTCATACCGACATACCTTTCAAAATCGAGCTTCCGTTCGACGTATGGGAGAAGTCTGGGGAGGCCGGCAAAGAGCGTCGTATCGGCGGGATCATAAGCACCGAGTCCAAGGATCGGCACGGCGAAGTGGTGCTGCAACGGGGCCTGGACTTCACTGATTTTTTGCGGAACGGCTGGTTCAACGACAACCACAGCAAGAACACAGCGGACATTCTGGGCTACCCGATCAAGGTGGAAAAGGTTGTCCACAACGGAAAGCCGGCCCACAAGGTCGAGGGCTACTTGCTCCCAGACTACGAGCCCGCAGATCGGATCTGGCGCCTGGCCAGGTCGCTACAAAAGACTGGCCGCCGGCTTGGTTTTTCCATCGAAGGCAGCGTTCGCCAGCGCACGGGCCCTTCGGAAAACGTGATCGCGGAAGCTCTGGTGCGGAACGTGGCCGTGACAAATTGCCCCGTTAATACCGACACTGGTTTGGACGTTTTGGCCAAATCCATGATGGCCGTCGAATCAGGGGCCACACAACCCGAGGTTGCGAATGCGCTTGAGGTTTTGCGGCGTGCATTGGCCGCTGGTTCCGCAATCGGCGCACCGTCCAGCCCCCAAGCGGGTGATGGTTTTGCGTTGCGCACGGAATCCGTTGATCGCCGCAAACGCCGCAAGGTTTTGAGCAAATCGCAGGCCCTACGCCTGGTGATGAACCGTTATCCAGGAATGACCCGGCCGCAGGCCGAACGTGTGGTGCGCTGGGCCGCCGTTTGAAAACAGGAGAATTGAGACAATGAGCAAACATTTGAGCGCAGATGCCCAAGCGGCCCACCTGGCCGAACAAATCATGAAGGGCGGCGCCGCGGGCGACCTACCCGAAAACCGCGGTGGTGATGACGGCGCAGAGGGTGGATTCACCACCACAGCCGGCGGCCGCGTGATCGACGACAGGGAGGATTCGATGTCAAAAGCTGGAAAAACTGGGGCCGCCATGACCGGCGAGCCAGGTCGTCAAGGTGAGATGCCCCGCACGGGATCTCGGATCACAAACGAGCCTGACGACGAGGATGGATCTCCGCAACCTGGCGAGCCTGGTTTGGATCAAACCGCCGATGACGGCACCCGCGCGCGCAAGCCTGGGCAGGTCGGTGTCAGTGGCGGAAGCACCGGGGGCGGCATGGACGAGGACGACGATTCTTTCCGCGCGCGCAAGCCTGGACAGGCTGGGATCACCAAGGGCAAAGCCGGTGATGACGACGACATGGGCGGTGACGAGGACGAAGACGAGGACATGGAAATGTCCAAAGGCGGGATCTCCGCGTCGGACCTGATCAAGTCCCTGGACGCTTTGGAAGGTGTTGCGGCCGGTTCAATGGTGGCGACACCCGAAGCGCGTCGGCGTGAATTGGCGAGCAAGCTCGCCAATGACGATCTGACCAAATCCGAGCTGCGCGAGTTGCACAGCCTGACGGCCGGCCCTTCGTCCAGCACACTGCGGAAGTCGTTGGGTGACGAGCCCGAGCTGGAAGGCATCGAGCTTCCCGGCGACGACCAACATTTTGCAAAGAGCATGGCCGGTGATTCGGATCTGCGCGAAGGCTTCGAGGTTTCGGAGTTTTTGGAAAAGCAAACCATGCTGTTGGCAGGCCACCTGGACACCTTGTCCAAGGGCATGCGGAACACGCTTGAGGCGGGCCAACAACACCAAGCGCGCTTCAACAGTGCGTTGGCTAAGAGCCTTCGCGGAATGGCGAAGCTGAGCAGCAGCCAGGGCGCTTTGATCAAGAGCCTGACCGATCGCTTGTCGGAGGTGGAAAACACACCGCTTGGCCGGCGCAGCGTGATGACTGGTCGTGAGGCTGTTCTGTCCAAGAGCATGGTGGGTGAGGTTGGCCAAGGCGTGCAACCACAATTCACGCGCTCGCAATTGATGGACGGGCTTGAGGACATGGCCAAATCCATGGACCGCGTTGGCGGTATTCCGATCCAACAGGCGATGGCTTTGCTCGAATCGACTGGGGAGATCCCCAAGTCGGCACTGCAAGAGGTTTTGCGCTTCCGCCAAGGAAGCCAAGGGGTGGTTCGGGTCGGCAACTAAGGCGCCACCACAGAACCGATACTGAACCAACTAGAGGAGAAGAACGATGAACGACGCATTTGTCTCTTGGAAAGATTATGAAGGCTTGGATGGCTTTGGATCCGCGACCACGCGTGACGTGGAAGATCTGCGCAAAGCACTGACAGCCGGTGATTCGATCAACCCACCTTCCGTGGCCGCGGGTGAAGGTTTCCCCCTTCGCATCGAGTCCCTTGAACGGACTTTGAAGGTTGTCACCTACCGCATGGACGACGTTCGCCTATGGCGGAACGTCTCGAAGCTCCCGGCGTTTAATACGGTTGAGGAGTACAACCGTTTGCGCAGCTACGGGAACAACGATCACGCTGGGTTCATCGGCGAAGGCGATCTGCCAAGCCAAGATGACACCACGTATTCGCGCGAATTTACGGTGATCAAGTTCTGCGGGACCACACGATCGGTCACGCACGTTATGAGCCTGGTGCGTCCTGCGCACGGGCCCGTCATCGCGCAAGAAACGGTCAACGGTA